TTTCTTCTTTAGATGTTGACGTATTATCTGATGAGGACGTAGAGGAAATTATTGACCGTTTGGAGGGTGAGGAAGAAGAGGGTGGTGAAGAACCTGATATGGAAGAACCTGATATGGAAGAACCTGATATGGAAGAACCTGAAGGTGAAGAGTCAATGGGAATGGAGACTGAACCTCCTATGGAACCAGAGGGAGGTGAAATGAAAGAATATGGTTATAGAAATAGAAATCGTATGAGAATTAGTCCGATGAAATCAGATATGTTTTCAGAATCAAAAGTGGATAATATTATAAAAAATTATTTTGTAATTAACGAAAATGAAAAAAGAGAACTCAAAAACAAACAAAGTAAAAGTCAGAGTTTATTGAGAGAAAATTTTTCGGTAAATAAAATGGAAATAGAAAGACTATCTATTTCTGAATCACAAGAAAGAACCGCTATTCGTTTTTTGAAAGAAAATCCAAATGCGGTATTATGGGGCTCAACAAACAAGAAAAATTTAGTTTTTAGAATTGGTTTAGAAGAACATAAAATCTCACCAAATGGTAGATTTGTATTGTGAGACACTTAATTTATATAAACAAATTAGGTCCTAACTATAAAGGTGAAAACATATATGAATTTATTTTTTCGGAAACTTTAGAAGTTTGGGGTGATAGTTGGGAATCAAAACCCTCTAACGGATATCCGTCCCCACCTGATGTAGAATATATAAATAAGGTAGGTACACTTAAAAGTGACAAAGTAACATTCGAACTAATCCAAGACTCAGAACTATTTTCAATGATAGACTCAATGGACGATGTTATTTCATTGGGTTGGGAAAAAGAAGATGGAGATTTAGATTTTTCAACAATAAAAAGATTAGTCTTTAGATTCGGAGAAGCCGAAGAATCGGTTAAAAATAAACTATACGAACGAGATATCGTTTTAGAATTTGAAAAGAAAGTAGTTTATGAGAACTAAAAATCACATATTAACATTACTTGAAAATGGTATGACTATGAGTACCATAAGTAATTTTACTGATAATCAGATAATGGTTTTGTCTGAAAAATTTTCTAAGAAAAAAGAGAACAAAGAACAATGGACAAAAAATGTAAGTCAAGAAACAACTTATACTGCACCTGTTACAAGTGCGACTAAAGGTTTGGCGGTTCCTCCTCCTACTGACCCTAAAAAAAGAACTTTGGTTTCTATTGAAGGTGGGAATATCAAAGTTACTCAAGCCGAGTCTTTAGAAATGATGGAAGACGAAACTATTAATGTGGTTAATGACCCTGACGCAACTGAAGATGGAATGGGAATGTTTGAATCCGATTTAAATGAAAAATTTGAATCTAAGTCACAACAAGGGTTATTTTGGGCTAAATGTAACAATGAAAAAGGTGCAGCAAAAAAGAAATGGTGTAAAATGGCAAGAGAATTTTCTAAAAGTACATCAAAAAAACAGTACAAAACAATGCCTGAAAAAAAACATCCTGAAAAAACAGTCAGAAAAACAAAAAAGAAAACAAACGAAAATTTAGAAAGGTTTTTGGAAGATAAAATTGTTGGTATGTTAGATGAGTATATCAACCCTATTATAACAAAAGGAGATTTACTTAGTTCAATTAATGAAAGAGTTGGAAAAAGTGAATCGATGATTTTGAAAAAACCAAAAAAAATGTCTATGTTTTCTGACGAATCAGGAATAGAACAGAAACGTATGAAAAGACCAATTAGTAATTTATTTTCTTTAGGTGAGGACACAAAGGAAAAAGAAAGAACAAAAACTAAACCTGGTACAAAAGAAAGAAAAAAACAAAACCCTTTTAAAGACCCAAATCCTGGTGTGAAAGAAAAACCTAAGGCAGACACCAAAGAAAAAGAAAGAACTAAAGAAAGAGAAAAAACAAAAACACCAACAAGAAAAAATCCCTTTAAGGATCCAAATCCTGGTGTTAAAGAAAAACCAAAGGCAGATATCGATAAAATGAAAGATGACTTTATGTCGGCATTAAATTTAGCACTTAAATAAAACTAAATGGGAAATTCTAATTTAGATAGATTAATTAAAAAAGTTTTGAAGGAAGCACCAATTGAGTATGGTGATTATCCAGAAAGAATGCATCCGATAACACAGCAACGGATTGAAGACCCCGAAGGTATATATGCAACAAACAGAGCATTTAGGGGTGGTGTAAGAGATGTGGAAAGAATGACGGAAAAACGATTTAAAGAAATTGTTGATTATGTAAAAAGATATTACGGTACTGAAAGTAACGTTAGTGATGATATGGTAAGAATGGCCATTTATCGAGAACAACAACTTGCGATTGCAACTGTAATGAGTTTAGAACCTCAATACAGAGAACAATTGAGAAATTTAGGTGTTGAGCTTGCCGCTAAAGAAGAAGGATGGTTGCCATTCAACAAAACTATGGAACAAGCAATTCAAGAAGGAATTGTCACAAAAAAAAGACATAAACAAGGTGGCACTGTTTACGAATTTGATTTTGTAAATCTTTTAACTTTCTTAGGTGAAAAAAGAATTAGTGCTTCTGAATTTAGAATGAAAGCTGAACAAAAAAAGAAACTGGAATTACCTCCTAATTTTTCTTTTGATATTGACGAATTAACACCAGACGAACAAAGAGAATTAGAAATAGAAAAAAGGAATGTTATCAACGCTTTAATTCAAGGTAAGGGTAAACGTGGTCAGTTTGCTTATCAAATGGTAAAAAATAGATTAGACGACATAGACCCTCGTTTATATCCTCTTTATAATAAGATAATGGGAGCAAACGATTTGATGTATTTTACTGACGAACAATTTATAGAAATGTTAGGTGGAAACGCTGCTGGTTCTGCAGGAAAAATGGATTCTGATGATGACGATGAGAATGAAGGTGGAGATGAAGAGTCAGAACCAAACGATACTTATTTTGCTAATGGTTTAATATTTCCAGTATTTTTACACGAGTTATTCAAGGCGTTTTCAATAATACCATCAAGAGAACAATGGAGAGGTATGGATCCGTCGATGGCAATGGATGTTATGGGTCAAACAGATACCATGAAAAATGAACCAATGAATTTTAGAGTCGGAGCAGAATTGGTTAGAAAAATGAGAACTTTACTTCCTGATGAACTAACTATGGAACCAGAAGGTAAAAAGTATATTCCATATTTTGATAGAATTGTTTATGGGTTACCCGCAAAACAATTTTTAGACCTTGTTGGTGATGTTGTTTCTGATAATGAAAGAGATAATCAAAAGGCAAGTAGAAAATTTGAAGAAATTTTACAACAAGCCAAAGAACAGTATAGACAAGTACATTCTTCAGATGATTATGATTATGAAGAAGACGAAGACGAATCTTATTATTAATATAAAATACATAAATTATAAACCCTCTGAAAATTCAGGGGGTTTTTGGTATTTATATAAAAAGTATTATGGGTTTATCTAAAGAACAATTAATGTTGGAGTATGTAAGGTGTATGAAAGATACTGAATACGCCCTTAAAACATATTTACAAACTTACGATAATACTGTGTCTCAATATGTGCCTTTACAATTATTTCCTGACCAAGTTTCATTGTTAAAAGATTATGAGGATTACGAAGAAAATATTGCACTTAAATACAGACAGGCGGGAGTATCAACGGTAACCGCCGCTTGGGTATCAAAAAGATTGGTGTTTGCCAAAAAAAACAAACCTGAAAAAATTCTAATAATTGCTAATAAATTAGATACATCTATGGAAATGGCAAATAAAATTAGATCCTTTGTTGACCAATGGCCGTCTTGGGTTGGTACTGGGTTTTCTGTGGATAAGAACTCACAAAAACACTATAAACTAACAAATGGTAGTGAGGTAAAAGCGGTTGCAACATCAAAAGATGCATTGAGAGGTTTTACACCAACAATTCTTGTTTTTGATGAGGCGGCGTTTATTGAGGCCGATGGTGACTTTTGGGCTGCTTGTATGGCATCCCTTTCTACAGGGGGTAAAGTAATAGTAGTATCAACACCAAATGGTTATGACCCGATATATTACGAAATATATAACCAAGCAACAAAAGGAATGAACAATTTCAAAATAACCGAAATGTTTTGGTGGAGAGATCCGAGATATTCGAGTGATTTGTATTTAGTCCCAACAGATGACTTAGTTCACTATCTTTTGAATAAGGATGAACAAGACGAATCAAAACATATATCTTTTGCAGACATAGACCCATATCAAAGAAGTTATCCTGAAATAATGAAATATTTTGATGAAGGATATAAACCATGTTCATCTTGGTATGAAAAAATGGTTAAAAAATTAAAATATGATAAAAGAAAAATTAACCAAGAATTAAATTGTGAATTCTTAGGTTCAGGTGATAATGTTTTTGATAACAAACAACTTGAATACATAAAAACTCACACTTTAAAAGACCCTGAAGGTAAATTAATGGGTAACTCTTTGTGGATGTGGAAAGAACCATCCGAAGGTCATAAATATATAATGGGTATTGACGTTTCTCGTGGTGATAGTGAAGATTTTAGTTCCATACAAATAATTGATTTTGACGAAAGGGAACAAGTTTTTGAATACGTTGGTAAAATACCACCAGATTCTTTGGCAGAGATTGCATTCAAATGGGCAAATATGTACTCAGCATTTGTTGTTGTCGATATAACAGGAGGTATGGGTATAACAACGGTAAGAAAATTACAAGAATTAGGGTATAAAAATTTATATGTTGATGGTGTAGACACAACAAACGTATGGACAAACACAACAAAAATATTAGATAAAATACCAGGATTAAATTTTAACAATAAAAGGGTTCAAATTATTGCTGCGTTTGAGGAATCTGTAAGACACAAATTTAAAATCAGAAGTGTTAGGTTATATAATGAGATGAACACATTTGTTTATATCAATGGAAGACCAGACCACCAAAAAGGACAACACGATGATTTAATAATGGCAATTTCTATGGCTATATATGTCGGTGAGTTTTGTTTTTCAAGATTAGAAAAGGCAACACAACAGGCAAAAGTAATGTTGGAGTCATGGACAGTCTCAAATAACGAAGCTGTTGCCAAAGAAGTTCATTTTGACCCTGTTTTACCCAATCTTAATATAAAAAGGGATTACTATGGTAGGGAAATTAATACCGCAACTAAAGACGATTATTTAAAATACGGATGGCTTTTTGGAAGTAAAAGGTGAAAAGATTTAATAAAAGATATACATAATTATTAATATATCTATTTTTAAAATGATATAAAAGAATATGGAAGAAAAAAAAGATTTAACAGTTTGGCAAAGGTTATCCAAAACCTTCGGACCTAATTCATTGTTGGGTATGGATGACCCAACTTATAAGTTTGACAAAAAAGAAATACTAAGAACACAAAATAAAGCTGAGTATGAAAAACAAAAATTAGAAAAACAACAAACTTTATTCCTTAATGACAACTGGAAAAAGATTGAAAACAATTTATATAGTCAGGCAGTATATTATGAACCAAATAGAATATCGGCGTTTTATGATTATGAATCTATGGAGTATACTCCTGAGATATCAACAGCGTTAGACATTTATGCTGAGGAATCAACAACCCCAAATCACGATGGATTTATTTTACAAATATATTCCGAATCAAAAAGAATAAAAAGTATTTTAGCAGATTTATTTAACAATAATTTGGATATAAACACAAACCTACAAATGTGGGTTAGAAATATGTGTAAGTATGGTGATAATTTTGTTTATTTAAAATTAGACCCAGAAAAAGGAGTTGTGGGGTGTTTACAATTACCAAACATAGAAATTGAGAGATTAGAAAGAGGTATGGAGACAAGGTCTACAAATACCACTCCATCAATGAAAGAAAAAAATCTTAGATTTACATGGAAAAACAAAGACTCAGAATTTAATACTTGGGAGATTGCCCATTTTAGACTATTAGGTGATGATAGAAAATTACCGTATGGTACGTCAATGTTAGAAAAAGCTCGTCGTATTTGGAAACAGTTAGTGTTGGCGGAAGACGCCATGTTAATTTATAGAACATCAAGAGCCCCCGAAAGAAGAGTTTTTAAAGTGTACGTGGGTAACATGGATGATAAAGATGTTGAGGCATATGTACAAAGAGTCGCAAATAAATTCAAAAGAGACCAAGTTGTTGATTCAAAGACAGGTAACGTAGATTTAAGATTTAATCAAATGGCAGTTGACCAAGATTATTTTATTCCTGTTAGAGACGCTGCACAGACAATGCCTATTGAAACATTGGCCGGAGCGGCGAACTTATCAGAGATTGCCGATATCGAATATATCCAAAAGAAACTATTAACCGCATTAAGAATTCCTAAAGCATATTTGGGGTTTG